AAAACTATGGCAAACGAAACAACAAGTTCAACTTTAAGTGAACTATTTACGAATATAACTCAAGAAGCTATATTCACATTCCAAGAAACTTCAGTTATGAGACCACTTGTAACTACTTACCCAATAAGTGGTTCAGGCAAAACTATTGAAGTTCCTGTGTACCCAACAATCAGTGCTTCAGCAGTAAACGAAGCTTCTGATTTATCTAATACAGCAGTAAACCCAACTTCAGCAACTATCACAGCTTCTGAAATCGGTGTTATGACAACTTTAACTGACTTAGCTAGAGATTCAGCTAGTCGTAATGTTGGTGCTGACATTGGAAAATTATTCGGTGAAGCAATCGCTAAAAAAGTTGATACTGATTTAGCTGGTTTACTTGATGATTTTGCTTCTGCATCTGACCAAGGTGGTGCTGGAACAGAATTAACAGCTGACTTGCTTTTCAAAGCACAAGCTATTTTAAGAAGTGCAAACGTACCTGCACCTTACTATGCTGTGTTTCACCCTAAAGCTACTTACAATCTAAAGAAAACTTTAACACAACCAGCTTACACAACATCTAGTTCTGGTTATGCTATTTCTGATATTGGAAATGAAGCTTTAAGAAATGGATATATCGGCAGATTAGCTGGTATTGATATTTTTGAAAACGCAAATATCGCTATTGATGCTTATGACGATTCATTCGGTGGAGTATTTCACCCACAATCAATCGGATTGGCATTAAAAGAAGATTTCAAAGTTGAAACTCAAAGAGATGCTTCTCTAAGAGCAACTGAGATCGTAGCTTCTATCACTGTTGGTTCAGGTATTTTAAAAGATACTTACGGAGTAACAGTTAAAGTTGATACAGCTCTTTAATTAATAAATCGGTGGGGTGTAAAAGCCCCACCAACTAAACGAGATTATAATATGGCAGATTTTTCAAACGACTCAGATTTAACATTTTACCAACCAGATATTTTAACATTTGGAATATCGTCATTCTCAAGCTTCCACGCATTAGCAAGAGCAGATATTGAAAGAGATTTAAGAATAAGATGGTTTCCAGTTTACTCAAAAGAAACTTATAGAGATATAGCAATACTAAACACAACTGAAATGGACGGAACATTATTAACTGATGCACAGTTTAAAAGACTAAGTGTATTTAGAGTAATAGGTTTTTACGTTTGTTCGCAATTAACTAAATTTAACTCAAATGATAACCTAGATAGATTCCAAGTTATGATGAAACATTACAAACAAATGTATGCTGATGAATTTGAATCTATACTAAGAGATGGTGTTGAATATGATGCTGATGACAGCAACACAGTTCAAGATGCTGAAAAAGCACCTTATCATAGACTTAAACTAATTAGATGAAACTAACTATAAGTGATAACTCTTTACAAGTTGCTAAGAACTTTGAAAAACAAGTAAGAGAACAACCACAAATAGTCAAGACTGCATTAGGTAGAACTGCTGAGTTCTTAATGGGTTTAATTAAACAAAGAACTGCAAGAGGAGTTAGTTCTGACAATATTTCATTCCCACCATACACAGAAGCTTATAAAACATTTAGACAAAATGCTGGACGACAAACAACATTTCCTGATCTTAATTTTTCTGGTCAGATGTTATCTAATATGACTCAAAGATCAGAACCAAGTTTTGCAATCATATACTTTGCTAATAAATTCCAAGCTACAAAAGCATTAGGAAATCAAAAGAAACGTAAATTCTTTGCTATTGGTGCAAAAGAGATACAACCAATAATGAATGTATTTATGCAAACATATAACAAACTATCTAAAATATAATGAGCAAAAGAGAAGATATAGCATCTAATATAGTAACAGCAATTTCAACTGGAACAACTCCAATAACTTTAAAGAAGGTTACTAGAGAACCTTTTAATGTTGATGAATTATCTGAACAACAATATCCAGCTTGTTTTGTGCAATCTGGTAACGAAATAAGATCAGATGAAACAATAAGTTTTACAAGTGCATTAAGACAAGCAACAGCAGATTTCGTAATTGTTGGTTATGTAAAAGGAACTCCAACAAATATTGACACAAAACGTAATGAGTTAATAACTACGATTGAAACTAGACTAAATTCTGATAGAACACGAGGTGGGTATGCAAAACAAACTCAAGTGGTAGAAGTATCTACTGATGAAGGAGTTTTGTTCCCAATAGGTGGTATCAGAATGGTGGTGCGAGTTATGTATCAATACACTTCTGGCACACCTTAACATTAACTAAACAAGGAAAACAACATGGCAACTCATACTGGTTCAGAAGGAACTATAAAAGTAGCAACGACAACAGTAGGCGAACTTAGAAGCTACACATTAGATCAAACTGCTGACACTATTGAAGATACTCAAATGGGTGATACTTCAAGATCATATAAATCTGCTTTAAAAGGTTGGTCTGGTTCTGCGTCATTATTTTTTGATGAAGCTGATGCAGGTCAATTACTTTTAGTTCTAGGAACATCAATAGCTTTGAAAGTGTACCCAGAAGGTGCAAGTTCAGGCGACAAGTATTACTATGGTGATGCAATCATTACAGGTAGTAACATATCAGCATCTTTTGATGGAATGGTAGAAGCTGAAATAACATTTACAGGAACAGGTGCAATAACACTTGGAACTGCGTAATTAATTATTAACTAAAAAAGGAAGATATGAACGTAATAGATAGAGTGAAGGCACAATTTGAATCTTTAGGCATTAAAAAGATTGAGGTTGCTGAGTGGGGCGAGGAAGGCAAACCTTTAATAATATATTGCTCACCATTTACACTTGGTGAAAAAAGAAACCTATTCAAAGGTGCTAAGAATGATGATCTAGGAGTATTAGTAGATGCAATCGTTCTTAAAGCAAAAGACTCAGAAGGAAATAAAATATTTAAGCTAGATGACAAGCTAACATTATTGAATAATGCTGATGCAAATGTTATAGCTAAGGTAGCAACAGAAATGTTGAATGGTATTTCTTACGAGGAAGCTGAAAAAAAGTAAGAACTGATACGGAGTTATATTCTATACTTGCTCTTGGTCAGGAATTAAACAAAAGTATGGAAGAAGTTCTCTTGATAAACCAAGATGAATTTTATTATTGGATAGCTTACTTTAAAGTGAAGGCAGAAAAAGAAAAAATTTATAATGGCAGATCAGCAGTTAAAAATAAGAATTGATGCAATAGATAATGCTTCAAAAGCACTTGCTGATGTTAAAAACCAATTAAAAGGTTTAGACAAAGAAACTAAAGAAGTATCATCAAGCTTTTTAACATTTTCTAATGTTTTAAAAACTTTCATAACAGTAGAAGTTCTTAGAGGTACTTTTAATATACTAGGTGCTTTCCAAGATATGAAGGTTGCATTGAATCAGGTTACTGGTTCAGTTCAACAAGGTGGTAGAGCATTTGATTTCTTAAATAAATTTTCAGAAACATCTAGGTTTAATATTAAGGATTTATCTAATGCTTTTATTTTACTTTATAGATCAGGAATTAACCCAACAGAAGAATTACTAAAAACATTTACAGACACAGCTTCAGCTACAAGACAACCATTAGAAACATTAAATGCCTTAATTTTATTATTTACTAAAGGTACTGAAGGTGGAATGGGATTACTTCAATTCAAAAGGTTAGAAAACGAAGGAATACCAGTATTCAAAATATTAAGGGAACAGTTTGGTTTAAGCAAAGACGCAGTAGAAGAATATTTAAAAAGCATTAATGGTACTAGACTAGTATTAGACTTACTAAGACAAGGATTAGGAAAAACATTTGGTGGAACTGAAGCTTCTAATGCAAAAAATTTATCTACAACTTTTGATGATGTAAAAAACGCAGGAGAAAAATTAATAGCTTCATTAGGCGATTCTGGTTTAAACAAAGTTTTAGCACAAACATTTATTTTACTTAAAGATATAGTTGATCTTGTAAAAAATTCAGATTTAGTTAAATTTCTTGGTCTTATAGGAACTGGTCTTGGCAAAGTATCAGATACTATTGGGAAAGGTGTAGATGCTTATAAAAAAGCAAGAAAAGGTTATGAAGAAGCAATAGGAATGGGTGGTAAACCAGTTGTTTTACCAGAACCACCAGTTACACCACCACCAAATACATTATTACAAGACGTTATTTCTCAATTAAAGGTAGCTGAAGAATCTTTAAAAACTCAATTCTTAGGAATTAATCTTACAATAGCAAAAGGAACTGTTGAAGCAGTAAGATCAGTTTCAACAGCTATTGCTGAATCAATAGTTTTAGGAAAAAAATTACAAGATACTTTTAGAGAAATAGCACAAAAAATTCTTATTAAAATTTTATCTTCTCTTATAGAAGAACAAATACTTAAACTTGCTATATTAGCTTTAAGCCAATTAGAATTATTTATATCTAAACAAAAAACAGCAGAAATTATAAAACAAAATGCTTTACTATCACAAAGACAATCTATGGGTGGTGATGATGGTGGATTATTTGGTTCTTTATTAAAAATAGGGGCAAGTTTCTTTGGTGGTGGAAGTGGTATTAGTGGTCAAAGCCCAGATTTAAGTGCTGAAGGTGGTGCTATTAAAGCAGGTAACCCTTATATAGTCGGAGAACGTGGTAGAGAATTATTTGTGCCTTCAACAAGTGGAACTATGATTCCTAACCATGATCTATCAAGAACAGGAATGAATATAACATTTAATATCCAAGCAAATGATGTTAGAGGTATAAAAGAATTATTAATTGATAATAGAGCAACTATAATTAACTTAGTTAATCAAGGTGCTAATCAAAAAGGAAAGTCTAATATTGTATGAGTGGCACATTCCCAGCAAGTCCAGCACCTAGAGATGTAGCTATAAGCACAAATCAAAATACTATTGTAACCACAACTGCATCTGGCAGACGACAAGCAAGACAAATTGATGGACAGAAATTCAGATTAAGACTTAGATTCCCAGTTATGAGTAGAAGTCAGTTTGCACCTATACTTGCTTTTATAATGAAACAAAGATCACAAATGGAATCATTCCAATACACTCCACCAACTATTGATGATGCACAAGGTTCTGCTAGTACAGTTATATCTGTTGCTGGTGCTATTAGTGCTGGTGTTACTACTTGCTCAGTAGATGGTATGGGAAACAGTTTAATGGGTGTACTTAAAGCTGGAGACTTCTTTAGATTTACTGGACAAGCAAAAGTTTATATGTGTGTAGCAGATGTTGATTCAAATGGTTCTGGTGCAGGAACATTAACTTTTGAACCACCATTAAGATCAAACGTAGCTGACAATGCAGTAATTATTTATGACAATGTAGATTTTACAGTTGGACTTACAGGAGATATTCAAGAATTTACTATCGGTACAGAAAACTATTTCCAATACGAAATTGATTTAATAGAGGTACTGTAATGACAAGATCATTAACTGCTGGAGTAATTGCAGAACTAGCCACTAATAAACTTAATCCAGTAGAACTTGTTTACTTAGGAGTTAGCACAGGAACATATTACACAGATCATTATAAAGATTTAACATTTGATGGAAACACTTATACTGCTTCATCATTATTCTTAGGTAGTTCTGAAGTACAAGAAAAC